CGACCGGCGACTATAAAAAAATTCGGGACGCCTTTCACTACTGCCTAAATATCAGGGCAAATCCCTGGCAGTCGGCTTTTGACTTTAAGCAGAAAGTAGCGACCCAATTTTATCTCGGACAAGATGTTTTTATAAATCCGAAGTGGAATATCGAGAGAACACGGCCAATACTTGACAGTTTGGAAGTGATTGACTATCACGGCTACGAGGTTGGGATAAAGGCCGGGAATATGGAGGTTGTGATAAAGTTTTACCGGCAAAACGGCGAGGCGGAACTGTACTACTTCCGGGACTTGATATTTTTACAGCGCTTTCCGCAAGGGTTGAACCCGGTCAACAATCAGATAAACAAAAACACGATAAAAGATTGGCTTAAGGTGGCTACGGGGATAAAAAACGCAATCGTAAAAGCAAGCGAAAAAACCGGCGATATTTCAATCATTATTTTGACCGAGCAAAACCTAAAGGGAAAACACTACGAAGAAAAAATCAAGGAAATTCAAGAGCAAGTTTCCATGAGTAAAAACGGTATTGTGTTTATTGGCGGTTCAACATCGAAAGAAGTGCAGCCGGTTAACCCAAATGTCAATCAACCTAACCCGCGACTTGTGGATGATATCATCGACAATATTTACCGGTACTATGACACCAACAAAAAAATTATCAAGGGCGAGGCGTCTGACGTTGAGTTTGAGCAGTATGTCGATAGCGCAATTAAACCACTGGCGGAAAAATTCGAGCAGGAATTCACTTACGCTTGTTTTTCTCGGGAAGCGATAGACAAGGGAAACTCTATCATGGCGAACATGGTTGATGTGCAAGTTTCGACTTTATCAGCAAAAACAGCTTACTTTAAGGAGATGGCTTACGCTGGCATACTCTTGATAGACGAAGTAAGGGAAGAACTTGGCAAACCGCCTTTACCTGACGGGATGGGCAAAGTACCGATAACCAACAAAAATACACAGGCAATAAAAACCATGCTTGAGGGAGGTGAAGAAAGTGATAGTAAAAAGACAGATGACGACAGAGGTCCCGAAGATAGTGATGAGGGAGGGCAAACCGGAAGCGAGAACGATTAGGGGCTTTGCGGTAGTTTTTGAAAGCGAGGCGCCGGCAGATTGGTTGGGTGAGGGTTGGAGCGAAAAGATAGCCCGTGACGCTTTTTCCGATGTTGATTTTTCCCGGACTAAAATTTTATTCGGTCATAACACCTCTCTACCCCTCGGGAAAAATGGAGTTAACGCTCGGATAGAAGCCGACAGCACCGGCATATTTTGCGAGGTAGATTTACTCGATACATCAATCGGACGTGATACTTATACCAATGTCAAGGCGGGTGTTATTGACGGGATGAGTTTTGCAGCGACGCCTAACAGGTGGAGTTTTGACGAAGAGAATAAAGTGTTGACTTGGGAAAAATTTGAAGACCTACAGGAAGTAAGTTTTGTTTCGTTTCCATTTTACGAGCAGACGACCGCAATCGCCAAAGAACTTGACCCGATAAAAAAAGAGCTGGAACTAAAACAAAAAGAAGCGGAGAAAACCGCTAACGAAATCGAAAATTTATTAAAGGAGCTGAATTAAATGTTTTTAACTAAAAGAGAAATTGCCGAGAGAAAGGCGAAACGGGAAGCGATACTCAAGGAAAAAGAAACAATTCTTGAGAAAACAAAACTACACCGTGAAAGCCCTACAAAAGAGGGCAACGAGGAACTTAAAACTTTTATCACACGCTCAAAGGAACTCGCCGACGAACTGCAAAAAATTGATGCAGAATTACAAGCGGCGGAAATTGAGCGGGAAACAAAAAATATTCAAATTAAGGAAAACAAAGGCGGAAAAAAAGACATGACACTTGATATCAAAAACATGACGCTTAAAGAAGCGTTGGCGTCCGAAATTTATCGTGACGCTTTTTATAAAAAACTTTTTAGAGAGGCAAGAAAAACCATCAAAAGAGATGACCCAGAGCCTACGGAACCAGAGGATGAAATTCTTGAGCACGTAACTTTTTTAAACGCCGGCTCAGTTGAGAGCGGGGCGGGTTACTTGCTTCCGACTTCATCTGTAAACAAAATCCAATCTATTTTGACCGAAAGTGGGGTTGTTTGGAACTTGCTGCCAAAAATGAATTTGAAAGGCAACGTTACCATCCCAATCGGAGCAAGGACTGGAACAACCGCCAACGAATACGGCGTGGCGGAATTAAAGTATGAATTTACACAACTAAAAATCGAACAAACCGCAATTGTAGCGGAAATTAAGGTACAAAATTTGCTTTTAGCTAACGCTATTGAGGACTTAGAAGATTACTTTGTGCGTGAGTCTGCGAAGCATCTTAAGGAACAACTTGACTTTAAATGCTTAAACGGCGACGGGGATTACTTCGATAGTTTGCTTGAAGCGGTGGAAGCTGAAACTTATGCGGCGACCGGGGTCACTTATGCTGACGTGATGGAATGCGAGGGGTCAATGAAGCAGGCTTATGCGGCCGGGGCCCTTTGGCTGATGAGTAGAAAAACCTACTTCAACAATTTTAAAACTATGACCGACCCTAACGGCAACCTTTTGGCAAGCACCATCGCCTTTACTAACGGCAACGCAGCTTCAACGGCACACTTGCTCGACGGTATCCGGGTAGAATTTTCAGACGATATCCCCGATGGCGAATTCATGCTGTTTAACCCTACTTACTTTATCGCCAACGTAAGCAAAAATATCACAATTGATGTAAACACCTCGATTTACCAAAACAAAGACCAGACCGCGTGGTATGCTAAAGTCTATGCCGGGGCGAAATTACTATTCCCTGAAGAAGTCATCAAGTACTACAAGAAAGCAAAAGGCGGGCAAGCGTAAGGAGTGATACACCGTGATAAACTACACGGCTTTAAACTCTAAGGTGATCGTAAATATGGGCCTGCGGGAAGAGTATATCGACGCAGGTTTAAAACAAAAAATTGAAAGTCATGTAAAAGCGGCCGCTTTGGAATTTAGGGCGGCCGGCATACTTGACAAGGCCATCGAGTGCCAAATGGGAGTAACGGCAATAGCAATTATTTGCAACGATTTGCTCAATGCCGACAGCGGAAATGTGAAAATTTCCCGGGCTTATATGTACTATATCCCGATTTTGCAGATGTTGACCGAGGAGGACTTGGCCGATGAAGCTTAGCACAAGGGCGGATTTTTATGTGGTTGACAGCGTACTGGATGAAGATACGGGGAAAAGACACAAGACGATAGTGAGACAGAAATCGGAACTTGTGCAGCTTGAAGAAGTCGGGAGCGAAACATACTACAACGCTATGGCTTTAAATTTGACATTGAATGTGACTATCCAAATGCGAAAAATTTCCTATACCGGCGAGCAGTATATTAAGATTGACGAAAGGGTATATCAAGTGACCCGAGTCGGAAAAGGTATCACGAAACAGTATATTAAGCTTCCGCTTGTTGAGTGTCCAGATAAAGAAGCGGCGGAGGCGATATTAAATGGCTAAAATAGCAATAATTGACTTTGACAAGGAACTTGGCCCTTACATCGCAAGCCTTGTTGATACATATGAAAAAGAAATGATTGTGAATTTAAATGATGTCATTGAAAATATTGCGACCGATTTTAAGGACAAACTTCAAGCAGTCACTCCGGTATCCAAAGGCGACGGAGGAAAATACGGACATCTTCGGGATAATATTAAAATAGGGCAGAAAAAGAAAGACAACGGAAGTATCGCCCGGACGGTGCATTTTGGAAAGAAAAGTTGGTTGGCGACACTTTTAGAGTATGGCTGGACGGCAAAAAACGGGAAACTTGTCCATGAGAATAAGCCTTTTGTTCGGCCGGTTTTTGAGCGTAATCAAGAAATGTATTTTCAGATGATAAAAAAGGCTGTTGAGGATCAAACCGGGGGTGGCGGTGAATGATAAATTTTTCAGAAAAGGTTTGGGAAATCTTAAAACCGCTTGCTGGGGAAATCGACATCTACGAAGAAACGACGGATGAAGACCCGCTCACACTCCCGGGAAGCTATATCGTATATCAAACCGACGTGACAAATTCGGCAAGAGTACGGGCTGATGGACGGGCGACAGTGAGGGCAAGTAATTGCGAAATTGTGGTTTTTACCGCCGGGAATGCCAACACGGTCGGCAATAAATATTTTGTAAATGCTGTGGAAAACTTGTTGATACAAAACGGCATTGAGTACATAAAAATTAATGTCGGGTATTTGAGTGACTTGGGTAAATCTCAAGTTACTTTTGATTTTAATTTAATCTAAAAAAATAAGGAGGAAAAAATTATGGCAGATAGTAAAGTTGACAATATGCTGAAATTTAACATTAAAAATGTGAAGTATGCTTTCCCGGATGCAACGGGCGGATATTCGGGGGCGGATATAGTGGCACTGGGCGGGGCGGCAAACCTAAGCTTAGAGCGCCAGTATAGCGAGCAAGAAATTTATGCCGACGGGCAAATCGCCTATATCATCCCGAGTGATAAGGGGATTAACGGCACTTTGGGGCTTGTGACTCTTGATGACGATTACGAAATCGCCGTCGGAAGAAAAATTGAACTCGACGGCGGAATTGCGAGCGTTCAGCAGCTTTCAAGCAAAGCCCACGCTTTGTATTTTGAGTGTAACGGAATTGACGAAGACGGGCAAAGGATCACCTTGAAAAACTGGATTTTTGAAGTTGTTTCGGGGGCGCCTACGGAAGCGTATGCGCAGGATACGGAAAACATCAATCCGCAAAATATTTCGATGACCTTGAAAATTACGGGCGTAAATCTCAAGGCCTCAAGCGGTGATGATGACTATATCGATGCCCAAGGCAATAACCGCAAAGTAACCGTATGGACTAAGTGCCCCGACGATACGGGTTATGATACTTTTGATAAAACAGTACCGTCGCCGAAGATGAAAGCGTAAGGGGGGTAGCTTATGATAGTGACCTTACCTACAAAAAAAGGCGATATAGATTTTACGCTTGATACATCAGCCTATGCTGACTACCGTTTTGAGCAGCATTTTGCGAAAGACTTGGGCTGTAGTTTTCAGGAGTACATATATCGGATAATTCATGGTACGGGCGGACCTCGGGCTGACTACTTGGGGCTTTTAAAAGCCTTGTATTGTCTTTTGGAAAGTGAGCAGGCCCCGACTTTTATTGACTTTATTAAGATGTTTGACATGGAACACGGGGCAAAGATTGCGGAAAAACTTGGGCAGATATTTGAGCAGATTGGGAAATCCGCAGTAAAAAACTAGAGCGGCACACCGCCAAACTTAAGGCGCTTACGGATAGACTACCGAGCGGAGCCGAGGGCTTGGAGGGTGTGCCTTTAATTTTAACGATATTTAAACTTTGTAAAAAATTTGGCATAGAAAATAGCATGATAAAATCTTTGAATTATAATGATTTGCTTTATATGATAATCGCTTTTCAAACAGAAGAAGTAAAAAAGTATTTAGGGCGGACAAAACAAAATCGGGGGCAAAATGTGACCTACCCTGATGATAAAGAGCTCACGCTATTTTTGCGAGGGAAATTGCCAAAGGCTAAGGAGGTGATGTAGTGTGAGTGTGGACAATATAAGAGGTTTGACGGTAAAATTTGACGCCGATACGTCGGAATTTAAAAGGCAATTAAAGGACTTTGACAAAAATTTAAAGGTGACAGCCAAAGAGGGGAAACTCTTGGCAGACAGTCTAAAGCTTGAGTGGAACCCCGAAAAATTTAAGCAGGCCCAAAAAGCGGCGGAGGACGCCATCAGCAAAACAGCGGAGAAAGCCGAAGTTTTAAAACAACGGCTAGCCCACATGGAAGAAAAAGGCCTGTCCACCGATAAGCAGGTTGAAGAATTTAAAAAACTTCAAAACGAACTTTTATACACAGAAAACAGCCTGATAAAACTTCAAAAAAACTTAGAAGATTTAGACAAAATCAAACTTGAAAATCTTCAAAAGCAGTTTGAAAAAACGGGCAAAAAACTGACTGATGTCGGTAAGGCGATGTTGCCTATATCAGCGATGGCGGGGGCGATGGTTGGAGGGATAACCGCCGCTACGAAAAGCGCCGCGAAGTTTGCGGATGAAATATCAACCTTGGCGACCCAACTCGACGTTACAGCCGACCAAATGCAAAGGTATCAGTATATCGGGCAACAGCTGACGGTGTCAAGCGACCAGATAGCTAAAGGCTTTGTAACTTTACGGGGTACGATTGGAAAAGCCCTGACGGGCGAAACAAATAAGGCAACCAAAGCCTTGGAAAAACTTGGCTTCACACTTGAGGATTTGAAAATTAAAACGGCGGATGAAGTCTTTGAAGAAACCATTGCCCGCCTAAGCACGATAGAGGATAGTACGGTACAAGCAACGGCGGCGACGCAAATTTTCGGGGAAAAAGTTGCGACTGACTTAACCCCCATGCTTAAAGCGTCAAGCGATACCATGGCAACACTCAACGCCGAGTATGACGCAAGCGGGCACTTGACAGATGAGCAAATCGGAAAATTGGCGGCTTTGAGTAATGCTTTTAAAAAGTTAAAAACCGAACTTGGAAACGTGGCTAAAGAAATCGGGGCGGTATTCGCTCCGACCTTTCAGAGACTGGCAGAATTTTTTGAAGAAAAACTTTTGCCGAAAATAAAAAAGGTTACGGACTGGTTCGAAAATCTTTCCGACGGACAAAAAGACTTGATACTGGGCATCGGCGCACTTGTGACGGCTTTGGCTCCCCTGCTTTTAATCGGCGGGAAGTTAGTAACGGGTGTTGGCGCGTTACTTCCCGTGCTTACCAAACTTGGCGGGGCGATGACGGGGGTCTTGGGGCCTGTGGGTCTAGTTATCGGGGCGCTTGCGCTACTTTATGCCACAAGCGAGGATTTCCGCAAAGTCACGGACGAATTTATAAAAACTGTCCTTACATCCTTTAAACCGCTCATCACAACTTTAGGGGATGTTGTTACAGGCGTTGTGTCTGACCTTATGCCTTTGGTGGCGATTTTGGGCGATGCCTTGGCTCCTGTTTTGGAAGCGGTTATCCCGCTCATGGGAACCTTGGGGGAAGTTATGGCGAAAGTTGTGGCGGCGAACTTAACCACTTTTGTCGGTATCTTTAAAGCGGTAGCCCCGCTTTTGAAAACCGTGATGGGACTTGTAAAACCCCTGGCGGATATGCTTACTTTTATACTAGTACCTGCTTTGGACCTGATATCCTTTGCCCTTAAACCCGTACTTGTAATTTTGGAAGCAATAATCGACAGTTTTACGTGGATTTTTAAGCAGATTGGTAAAGCGGGATCATGGCTTGGCGAAAAACTTGGCATAAGCCAAAAAGACCAAAAGGCAATGGCAGGAACACCGCAGGCGGGGGAAACGGCGACTAGCACCGCAGAAAAAGCGGTTACGGCGGGGGCGACCTACGGCGATTATTACAGCAATTTTACCGATAATTCTCAAAAAAGTTTTACGGTAAATTTGACGATAAACAACTACGGGGCGGAACTCGACTATGATGACGTCGTCACGCAGATAAACCGCAGGCTTGCGACGCAGTACTAAGGAGGTGGGGAACACATGCGAAAACTACGACTTTATAACTTTGACAAAACAAAATATATTG